TTTCCCTAGGTATTTATATTACACCCCCCTAGAGAAGATCTGTTCTAAGTATAACTGCTCGCTTGGCCAGATCCCCCAAGCTAGCGCAAAACTCACACGTGCATTGCTCGTTATCGGAATTTCTACAGGTTTCTTCGTCTCACCGGGTCGCCTAAAAAGCACTTTTTCCACAAAATGTGGACGAACTTTCCCTTGCTTCATAAGTTTAAGAGCAAAAGCCTGCATTACGGGAACACCCATATTACAAGCTAGCTCTCCCAATCCTACACTAGCGACCCAATCATCTCTCGAAGCCCCATCCAACTTTTGCTCACTTACACAAGTGCGGCTAAAAACCCTCCAAGGGTTCCTCACCATCCTCCACCTGTCTTCCGAGACCTCAACTGGCCTACACTGACAAAAGTCTACCTCCTCTAGTTGATAAACTGGTTTTTCTATCTTGGCTTTAAAACCAACCTTACTAAAAAAATCCATATCAATTAGTGGGATACTCTTCCTACTCACGACAATCACACAATCATCCCCATCCACCAGTATTTCTTTCTTTAAGGCACGTAGCCAATAGAGCAACAAAGCCAAAACGCAGAGACTATCACCTAACGATGTAATTAATTCTCCACTAGCTTTGCGCCCTTTGGCTCTATAGAAAATGCCATTCCTAGTAACGCCCCGATTCATCTTCATGCAATCAAGCATGACAGCCAACTCACCGGACCTATTCATTTTTCTATAGACTGGAAACTCCAATGAATCCATAACATGCCAGAGTAAATGTGCGTCTAATCTGGAAAAATCGAGTGGAATAGCCGCAGGGTCTTCAAACTGCTCAAACATATATTTCAAACGCTCCGCCCTCTGGAAACTATTGAGCCTCTTTGCAAAGACTCGTTTCTCCACAGGTGCCCGTCTAAAATCACTGTCCCAATGCCAAATATGTTCTTCCATTGGCATTATATATTGAGCCAATCTAGCACAAAACTCGTATGATCTATGTTGTATCATACGAGGCGCTTTATCTTCAACATCAGCGGTCTTTTCCATCTTCTCGAATTTGGTGAAGGCACGTAGGATAACATCTTTGGAACGTTCCCACGACCAACCATGTTCTCTCAGGTTGTCAAAAGCCTTCAATACTCTTTTCCTTTGTGAAGGTGATTTATGGGCGACAACCTTCTTCTCATCCCACTTCGCAGTGTGGAGATCAGGTACCTGCTTAATAAACCACTTTCCGATTATCCTAACTAAATTCCTCGTTTCTTCAGTCTCCTTGATAGCCATCAAATGTCTATCTACCAAAGCCTTCAACTCATTCCTTACACATCCATAATAACATGCGCATTTGAAGGTGGCGTACTTAAACAGGGGACTAACGAAACTCAACGAGTGCTTATGATCGCACTCCACTATAGGAATTCTATCTATCGACGCTCCATTTCCGACTTCCATACAAGGGTCATTGCAACAGTAAGCAGCCGGGACATACTGAAGCCAACATCAGATATTCTTCAGCAAATCCTCCCACTTAAGAGAGAAAATGCATCTCCAACCCATCTGAGCCATTCCAAAACAAGCGAACACTAACGTGCCCACAAAAAGCAGAAATCCAGGTACCCCCGGAACAACTACTGTTAGGAATGACAAAACCAAGAAGACATATACCATAGGACTAATCCCTAAAGTGGGCATCATTCCTCGGACAATCTTATTTCTAACGGCCATAGATGATATATAGCTACGGTCCAATTCTGATTGTACTGTCCTTTGCAATAAAGTCTTCTTGAACCCATATTGAACAGCTGAAGCATGCTCCAAAATCTTCTCTTCTAGCTGTCCATACGTAGACTTACGGGTTGCAGTAAATGCGGCCAGAGTGCCCTTAAGCATTCTGTTGCGTTTGGCCATTGACCAATATGGCCTGTGATGTTCCATCCAAGACTCTGCTTTCTTAGACAACACCTTAATGTTATCAACACTGAACTCTTTAAGGTCCAATTTTATGGCCATAAAATTAAGCAGGTCTTTG